ACTTGCTGCGTCACGCACCAGGAACAGATCGGCAGGCGGGCCACCCGCATAGAACCCGAGCGTATTGCCAATCAGCGCGTCGTTCACATTGACCGAGCCGCCAACAAGGCCGTGCGTCCAGCCCATGACGATGGCATTGGTAACTGTCGCGTTGGACAGATCGAGCCCTGTCGTATGTGTGCCACGAATATCAAGACTGGTCAACGACGAGCTGTCATCGCGAAGGCTCGACGATGCAATGCCGCCCGTAAACCCGCCCAGGGCCTGACCGCTGAACGCCAGACCGACGTCGAATTGTCGGCCGCCCCCGTTGCCGAGCACGATACCTGCGGCGGCACGCGCGGTGCCTACCGAGTTCATCCAGATGCCGGCCGTCTTCTGGGCGCCCAACGGGTTGTACGTGTGGTCCGATGTGGTGCCAGCATTCCCGACGTGGATTTCCGCACCTACGGCGGTGGCAGCGGGGTCCGTACCCTGTCGGCTGCCAACAAAGAATCCGCCGCCGGCGTAACCGATGCCATTGCCCTCAATGCTGGCCACCCCGTAGACCGCACAAGCGTCAGGACGCGATGAACCCACGTTCGGTGCCGTGCTCGTATTGCGAGCGAACCCGAAAAGCGCGATCGGCTGGACGCCACAATTCCCAACACCTTCGGCCTGCGCGTGAATGGCTGCGCTCCGGTCTGACTGATCACCACCCGAAACATTGCCAGGAACATCGACCGTCCGTGCCACCTTCAGTGTCGGTCCAAAGGTCGTAACCGGAGCCGCGACCGTACCTTCCAGCAACATTGCCAGATGTCCGACTGACGGTGATACCCAGGTTGGATTGTCACCACTGCCGACATTCAGCGTGCCATTGCTATCAATACTGGCTCTATTGACGCCGGCCGTGCTGAAACCGAGCGTGTCGGACGCTGGGTTGTACAGGCCCGTATTGGTGTCGAGGGCAAAGGTGATCGACGGTGCGCTGACCGTGCCAGGCCCGGCTGCTGAAATCGTTCCGGCCGGTCCCATGACTCCCTGAATGCCCTCTGGCCCAGGCTCACCGTTCGCACCAGGCACACCCTGAGGCCCCGCCGGCCCCGTAGCGCCAGGTGGGCCTTGCGGGTAGTCGGTTGGACCTGGGCTACCGTCGATCTCGTTCCAGTTGACCACCACACTCATAGCGGCATCCTCACGACCTCTTTGAAGCCGATCTCGCGGCTCGGCTCCGGCCCCCAGATCAGCGCTTGACGAGTGAACTCGCGCGCGGCCATTTCTTGAGTGGCCTGCAGGTTCCCGGCGGCCGCGGCAAACATGCGACTCGGGAATCTGTGCCAGGCTTCGATATGAGCGGCTGAAGCGGCATAGTCGAGGTCGACGGCGAGCGTGTCGGTGTCGAGCAACGGGCCGCTCGACGACTCGGCCTCGTTGACCCACGACCAGGCTGGGCGCAATGCGGTCAGCCACGCGCCGCTGTAGGGCGCACCACCGTGCATGCTCACGATCAACACGTGCCCGGCCTGGCGGACCGCCTCGAACGGGATATCGCCACCGGCGTAGATATAACCGGCCTGCAGCCGCAAGCACTGGCTCGGGTCGGTCAGCCAGGGCAGAAAACTGGTCAGGTCGATCTGGCCACCTTCGAGGTTCGGGTACACACGCCCGCGATCTTCAGAGAAGCAGCGCCGCAGCCCGGCGAGGACCGCCACGCGCAGCTCCTGGGCCGGGTCGAGGTGGCTGAACTCGGCCAGCTCGCTCGGGTACATGGGTGTGCCCCAGTTGCGCTCGACGATCACCCGTCCAGCACCCGAGTCGTACGCCTGCACCAGGCGCTGCCGATCGGTGAGCGCGATGGGCGATGGTGTCGCGCTGCCATCGGCCAGATAACCGCGCCGCAGCAGCCACAGGTTCTCGGGCCCGCCCAGCAGTGCCGACGATTTTAAGATTGGCATGAGCGCGCTGGTGGCCGTCGACGACGTCGGCACGCCGCTGTCCTGGGCCGCCTGGAAGTAGGGGCCGGTCCGGCGCGCCACTTCCTGCTCCAGCTGCTGCAGCGTGATCTCCTGGCCCGTGAGGGCGGTGCCGCCGCCGAAGGTGCCCGTGCCGAAGGTCATGTGAGCGCCGCGTACCGCCAGGCCCCGCCGACGCGGGCGTAAATTCGGTTGTTGGTGCTGTCCAGGCGGATCATGCCATCGGTCGGCGTATTGACGTCGGCATCTACGGGCGCGCCAGCCTTGACGCCTGTTGCTACGGCACCGCCGACGAAGAGGTTGCGCGGGCGCGCGCCAGTCGTGCCGATGTCGTAGGTATTGTCAGCTTGAGCATAAAATGACCCGGTCGCCCCATCAAACCGCCAGCGGCCAGTCGCCTGGGTCATGATGACAAGATTGCCTGTCGATCCCGTGCCGATACGCATGTTCCGCGCACCACCGGTGCCGGCTTGTTCGGCCAGGATGTCGCAGGTTGCACCGGCCAATATCGTCAACCGCTCATAGTTCGAGGCATCGGTGTACGTGCCAAAAATCCGCAGTGTCTGCGCGGTGACGCCATTGCGCTGCTCGACAACGTTACCGGTTGGAGTCAGCAGGGGCGCGTCCAGCAGACCGCCCAGGGTCAGATTGCGTGGCCGGAATCCACCGATGCCTATGTCATACGCATTGTCCGTCACGGCTAGGAAATGACCACCGTTATTGATCTGCCAACGCTGCGATCCCGCGACAACGAAGTTGACGCTGGTTGCGCCACTCGTTCCCAGCCACAGCGACCGCGATACACCCGTCCCGGCTTGCTGGGTGAGCACCTGGCATATGTTGCCGGTCCACGCAATCGCTAGGCGCTCGTAGTTCGATGCGTCCGTATACGTGTTGTAAATGCTCAGTTGCTGCGCGTTCGTACCGTTGCGCTGCTCAATTGCAGTAGTCGGCGCCATGACAATTGTGCCTGGCGACGAGATCGACTGCCCACCGCCTATCCTCAGCGCACTGCCCGACAGCGTGGCTCCGCTGGTATCGATCGCATTAGTGTGCGTTCCATTGACCAGGAGTGTCGTCGCACCCACGCTATCGTCACGGATTGCCGCCGAGACAATGGCCCCTGTCTTGCTGTTATTGACCGCTCTCGCAAACCCGATACCAACATCGAATTGTTGCCCATAGCCATTATCAATGTAGACAGCGCATCCGGCACGGTGCGGACCAGCTGCGTAGATAGCTAGAGCGCATGTATCGGGAAAGCCGGTCGGATTGAATGAATGATCGACCGTACCCGTGCCCGCGTTTTGTACATCCACCTCCAGCCCGCACGCCTTGGCGCCAGGAGTGATCGAATTGCAAGTACCCAGGAAGAAGCCACCGAGGCCCATGCCGACGCCGGCGGCCTGCGCGGTGCCCATGCCATAGACACCACACGCATCACCGCTCGCATTGACTCCAGCGGTCCCATCACTGGTGGCCCAGGCAAACACACCAATGGGCTGTACCTGATTGGCACTGGTGCCGTGCGCCTGCGCCTGGATCGCTGCGACTCGGTCAACCCCGTCACCCACCACTCCGCCTGGGATGGCCACCGTGCGAACGACCTTGAGGGACGGGCCATAGGCGGTTACAGGCGCTGCGTTCGTACCTTCAAGCACCTTCAAGAGATGGGTCGGATCGACCGGGGTGGTGACCCAGGCCCTCTCGTCACCAGATCCCACCGTGAGCGAGGTCAAGGCACCGCCCGGTAGCAGTGACGACTGCACCGCATTGATCGCATCGGCCAGTTTGTTGTGCAGAGTCGGGTGCAGATCCTTCTCGGCCGTCCCATTGACGACGTCGTTGAGAATATTGTCGGGCGCGGACGGGAACGTGCTGGTCATGCCGTGGTAAAGGTGAGATCGCCGGTCAGCGTCACGTACGTGCCCTGGGTCACGGTGATGCGGTAGTGGTACAGCGTGGCCGTGGTCAGGCCAGTCAGGTTGACCACCACGTCGCCCGTGCCAGCAGCTGGCGTAGCGGCCTGAGTGCTGCCATAGGCCGTCGTGGTGCCGTAGTTAGCGGCCATCGCCGTGCATGCCGAATCGACCGTGAAGCCGAGCTGGGCGGTCGTCGCGGCACGCGAGATCATGCGCGCGTTGCGGATGCCTGCGCCCATCAGCGCAGCCTTGCCCGATTGAATCAGGCTCAGCACCAGCACCTCGTCGGTGACGTCGGCCTGGTGGTCCTTGCCGTACACCGTGGTTGGCGTCGCAGCGTCTTGCACGCGCGCCAGGTAGATGATTCTGCTCACGGCTACACCTTGGCCGCCGTTTCGGCGGGCAGCCCAGTGGTATCGGTGATCTCGGCCTTGCCTTCCGAACGCAGGCTGATGATGTACTCGTAGTCCGCCTCGACGAAGTCCGTTTCGTGCCCAGGCCCGTAGGTCACCCCTTCGTGGCCGGGCCGAGCGTCGGTCGACACCGCCAGAAAGCGCACCCTGGCCATCAGTTCTTTTTCGCCTTCGGCGCTGGCTCGTCAGGTCTGCCGCTGTCCGCTCGAGACGTGCGTGCGCTGAAATTACCTTCGGTGGCCTGTTTGGCAGCGGTTTCTTCATCGGCGATCAGCGAGATCTTGCCGTCGGCCTTCCAGTCGGCGGCGACGTCCTCGGCAACATCCACCTCGGTATTGGTCCCGAACTGCTCACCGGTCGTCGGGTGGGTGAGCGGCACCAATGTGCGGATCTTGACCATCTACTTCTTCTTTCTCTTCACCCGCGCGGGGAGCTTGCTCTCATCGACGCCCTTGAGTTTTTTCTGCGCGTCGCTGGCGCTGAAGCCGGGGACATTGCCCCCGGCTGCAGCTCCAAAGAACCTGGCTTGTGCCTTGCTCAGCGGCTTTTTGTACGGTCGCCCACCAGGCATAGGATCAGCCCTTCCTACGCCCGGCAGCGGCCATCTTGGACATCTTCCGGACGCCGTATTTTTTGATGCCCGCGGCGGCTGCGATGGCGGCTGGATCGCGCGCACCGCTCTTGGCCGCGGCCCGCTCGATGGCCTTGAAACGCGCTCCGCTGCCCAGCTTCGCGCGTGGCATCGGCGTCAGCCCCCACCTGGAGGCGTCGGCTGCGGGTCGGGCTGAGGATCGGGTTCTGGCTCGGGCTCCGGCGGGATGGGCGGCGTAGGTGGCTTGGGATCTTCGCGCATCATGTCCTCCAAGTTAGTCGCTGTAGTTAGCGGCATTAATTAGATGCAGTGGGCCAGTATTTTTTGCGAGTTAGCCCTCGCCTCCTGTTGCCGCCTTCTGCTGCAATACGCCAAAAGGATAGCGGCTAGCCTTGGTCTGCTGTTGGCGATTAATTGGGTTCGGAATGGCCCAGGCAAAGCGAGCCGTCACGCGCAGCGCCACCATGTCTTGCTGCAGCAGGTTGTACTGAATGACTGGCGGCGAACCGTTATCGGTGATGACACCCGTGTCGAACATCTCCATGCTGATGTCATCTCTGATCGCCAGCATCGACTGGTCCCACTGGCCCATGATCATCGAGTAGTTCGCCGCGCCCGTGGTGAAGCCCGACAGGCCAGCGTTCGAGAAGACGACCTTTTCGCCATAGAGCGAGCCGGTGTTGACCGACGCGTTCGGCGGGGTATCAGGCAGGAACAGCAGCCCCTTCTGGGCGTCGCGCAAGCCGCGCAGCTTGGCCTTGACCTGACGTCGTGCCCAGAAGCCGGTGACGTCGAAGCCATCCGCTTCAACCGTCGCCATGACGTTGTTGATGTCATCGAGATAGTCGACCGCGGAGGCGCCAGCGAGGAGCAGGTTGCCCGCCGCGTTGGCGCCCGCGACGATGCTCGACGGGAAGGTGGTTGGCGCGTTGACGCCAAAGAAGATCGCCTCGTCGAGCGCCACGCCGAACGCCTCGGTAACCTTGGGTCGGACCTGCGCCCAGAAGTCGTAGTCCATGTCGTCGAGCAGGTTCTTGGCGATCGGGACGATGACGGCCATCTCCTCGGCGTTCAAGTATACGTTGTCCCAAGCCAATGAAGTAGTCTGTTTCATACCGATGTCACGAGCATCTAACGATGCGCCTGCGACCCAGTAAGCAATCGGTAATTGACTCATGACTGGTATGCGCTGTTGTGCCCTCTTCATACGCACGTGAGGCATCAACTGAAGGGCAGCGCTTTTCTCTTCAATTGACTGCACGATGTCTCTTTGTACGTCCTCAGGAATCAGCGGGCCCGAACCTGGAGTTGCGCGGGTTGCTATCGAGTTGTAGGGCATTTATGAACCTAACAATGTGCTAGACTCAGGGAGTGGAGAGTTGGCTTCCTGTCCCCGAGTGGGATGGCATCTACGAAGTTTCTGACCAAGGCCGAGTTCGTCGCGTAGCCGCGCGCCCAGAATCCAAGAACGCACCACGCATACAGCGGGGTCGGCCTATCAATGTGGCTCCAATGCGTGTTCTCAAAGCCATGCCCAAGAGCAAGTACCTTCAGGTGTGTTTGACCTACGGCAAGCGCACTCGCTGGTACACGGTGCATGGTCTGGTTGCTCGCGTGTTCTTGCCGGCTCGTCCTACTGCTGCCCATCAGGTCAACCACGTCGACGGGGACAAGACGAACAACGTCATCGGTAACCTCGAGTGGGCTACGCGACGCGAGCAACAACGGCATGCTCATGACAATGGGCTCAGCAACCACGAGCAGTTCCGCAAGCTCACGCCTAACCAAGCACGTGAAATCTTTGACACTCTTGGTCAGGTCTCGAACCGTGAATGGGCCGCCAGGCTGGGCGTGACAATGCAAACAATCTCAGCGATCAGGACTGGGCGGTCGTATCGCGATATCACCGGGGCTGACGCCCGGAGTGGACGCTACGACTGGTTTCCCTGCGATCGAGACTGTGACTGTCGCTGCCACCAGCGGCGAAACCGCGTGAGGTGAATTCATAGGCGGGAGTGGCCCTCCTCGGAACGGGCCGACTTCGCGATTAGCTCAGCGCTTGGTCAGCCCAATCGGTAGTGATCTCGCAGAAGGCCGGAGATGGTCTTGTCGGCTTCGGACGGACTACCCGCTGGGAGCAGTTCCGGCTCTGCTGTCTGTCCGCGCATCTCGGCCAGGACCTGCTTGCGAAACGCCTGCGATCTCCGCAGCTTCGCTTCCGCGTCCTTTGCCCCTTCAGCCTTCCAATGCTTTTCGAGCGCCTTCAGGCTCTCGGTCACAACCAGCTTGCGTCCGTCCAGGCCTCGCCCTGCACCCTCGAGCTTCTGGATCCGCTCGCGTTCCGTCTCGGGGAGCGACAGGAAGACGGGATCGATGCTGACGCGATCGAGTTCGGTGCCGATGTTGGTCACGAACTGCGCCAGCTCGTTGGTGCCGGTAGAAGTCTGTTCTTCCTGACGATCCTGCTCGGCGTAGGCCCACGGATCCTTGTCGCGCAGCTCGCGTCTGGCCTTCACTTTCGCGTCGGCCGCGCGCCGTGCTTCACGACGGTCGGTTTCCGCCTGAATGCGACGCTCTAACTCAGTCTCTGTCAGTGAGAGCTTCTGGGACGCTTCGTCTGCTTTCGCCGCTTCCGCTGCTGCTTGCTCGCTCTCCTCGGCGCCACCGCCGCGGTGGAACATGCGTTGCCACCACGATGGCCCTTCCGAAGAACGAGCCTCTGCTTCAGTCGAAACCGGCTCCGAGACGGGTGCATCGACCTGCTCAGACCCTGAGGAAACTGCGCTCGGTTGTTCGTCGGCCATCATACCCCTCTCAGCCTGGGAATGTGTACGGGTTGATCAGTTGCGGATTGCCGAAGTTGGGCATGGCCTGGCTCCAGGCTGCTGGCGCTGGACGGCTGGGCGTCATGCCGACGTAACGCGGATCGCCCCACGGCACCGTGCCGGTCAGGCCGGGCGGCGGAATCGGCGGCCCACCAGTTGGCATCTGGGTCGCCCACTGGTCGGCACGCTGCCACGGCGGACCCTGCGGTGGCACCTGCGGTGGGATGCCCGGCGGCACCACGCCAGGCGGTGGCCCGCCGCTCGTATCGACTGGCGGTCCGCCAGGACCAGCATCGGGTGGTGGCCCGCCAGGAAACCAGTTGTTGGCGTTCAGCTGGCCGCGGATGTCCATGCCGCCATAGTTGGGCATTGGTCCGCCGGTCGCGGCCGCGGCCGCTGGCGAGACGCCACTGAGAAGGTTCTGGATGTGCGTGTCGAGGTCCGGGCCCTTGAACGTCGCGGCACCGGTCAGATCCACACCCTTGGCCGTCTCGCCGCGGGCGGTGGCCTGCACGATGTTCTCGAACGCCTTGCCGTAGCCTGGCCCGACGCGGTACGGCGCCGTCCCCTGAAATGCGCTCGCCGCGGTCGCCAGGTTGGCACGCTGCGCCTCGCTC